TATATGAATAAGTTTACATCCACATGGGCTGTGGTTGTGAGTGTGGTTATATTATTAGGATTGAAAGTATATAATCCCTTGCCCCTACAAACCCTAGAGTTAAAAACATTTGATCTATACCAGAAGTTTGGTAATCATTACGAGTCTAAAAGTCTTGTAATGTTAGATATATCAGATAAGGCATTGACGAAAGAAGGGCAATGGCCGTGGAAAAGAGATAAACTAGGTCGTGCAATCGTCAACGCATATCGAAACGGTGCAGCGTTAGTCTTTCTGAATGTAGTATTTGTACACAAAGATAGACTTGGTGGTGATGATATGTTTTTGAAGATGATCTCTAAGTACCCTATCATATTAACTGAAACAAGTCAAGCAAAAAATATAGTAAGTATAAATCGAAAAGCATTAGCAGTAGGTAACGTAGAAGTACCTATTGATGTTGATGGCACAATACGAAAGTTACCGCTTGACAAATCTGTGCCAAGTGTTATACTGAACATCATAAAGTTTCCTATACCGAATCAAGAGAACATATGGATTGATTTTAGGCATGATATACCTAGAATAGATTATGCAGATAAAGATTGGTCTTCTATGAAAGGTAAGATAGTTCTTATCGGTACAACCTTTCAAGGTTCTACTTTTGTTCTCACACCGAATGGTCTTAAAAATACACACGAGATAATGGCATTGTCAACAGAAACATTGTTATCAGGCAAGTTCATAACTCGACCTGAGTGGGCATTGTATGTAGAATTCGCAGTAATGATTATAGGTATGGCTCTATTCTTATTGTTGATACCTAGATTAGGTATACTCATGTCACTTGTACCTTTCATACTATACAATACTTTCATCATCTTGTCAAGCTTTTATTTGTTCAACGCATATTTGTGCTTGACAAACTGGTCTTATCCTGTTATAATAGGGTTCATAGTTTTCTCTCACTTGATATACAATAACTTTATCAGAGAGAATAGGTTGAAGTTGCAGATTAAGAAACAGTTTGAGCATTATCTATCACCTGATATGGTCAAGAAGTTGCAAGACAACCCTAGTCTATTGAAACTAGGTGGTGAAACGAGAGAGTTGACTTTTCTATTTTGTGACATAAGAGGATTTACACCTATCTCAGAAAAATATAAGAAAGACCCACAAGGATTAACAAGACTTATAAATTCATTTCTAACACCCATGACAGATATCATATTAAAATCAGGTGGCACGATTGACAAGTACATGGGAGATTGTATCATGGCGTTCTGGAATGCACCGCTAGACTGTGCCGATCATCAAAAGAAGGCAATACTTGTAGCAAAAGATATGAGAGAGAGAATGAAGAAGTTAGACTTAGGTTTTAACATAGGTATCGGTATCAATAGTGGTACTGCTGTCGTAGGTAACATGGGTAGTGACCAGAGATTTGACTATTCTGTATTAGGTGACGCAGTTAATCTAGCAAGTAGATTAGAAGGTCAAAGTAAAGACTTCAACACAACGATTGTAATAGGTGAAGACACATACAAAGACGCAAAGGAATTACATAAAAGAATGTACAAATTAGGTAGTGTAACCGTCAAGGGTAAATCAAATAAGGTTAAGATATACTCAATTAAATGATATAAATAGTAGTATGGCAACAGTATTTGATAAGATATTAAACACTACAACAGGTCCTAAGTCATACGATTGGTACAGAAAAAAAGTAGGCTCAATGACTACACCTGGTGCAAGAAGTTTAATAAGCAAAGGTAAAGCAACGTTAAGACCTAAGTATGGTATTATGAATCTTTTTGGTTATGACCCTAAACACAAAGATAGACTACCTTACTATGATACGTTTCCTTTGATACTGCCTTTAGAACCAGCACCCGGTGGTTTTATAGGATTAAACTTTCATTATTTACCGCCTCTTGCAAGAGTGTCGTTTTTAAGAAGTTTAGCAGGAAGTGCTTCAGATAACAAATTTGATAAGAAGACTAGATACAATATTAAATGGAAAAATAATACGTTTATGAAAAAAACAGCAAAAAGATATTTGTTCAGTAATGTTAGAACATCATTCTTGAGCATACCAGCAGATGAAATGGCAATTGCAATATTTCTACCTGTAGCAAGATTTAAAAAAGGAAGTCCGTACTAATGGCAATATTTAAACTAGGTAAAAGAATAGGACCTTTTGATATATCAGGTGGTCTATCAAGAGGTGATTTCAAGTCTAGTGCTATGCACAAAACGGATAGAGATCCTAGATTTAAAACTCAGGCTAATACTGAGAATACGATTGGTCGTTTCAGAGCGGCGATGGCTTCAGCAGAAGGTTATGCTAGACCAAATAGATTTGCCATAAGATTATTTCCACCTACTAGTTTACTTCAAGAAATTAAATTACAAAACTCTACTACAAATAGAGAAGGTCAAGTGTTAGATAATGAAATGTATAACGGTGATGGACAAGTACAATCTTATGCTAGTGGAGTTTTAAGAAAACTAACTCAGACTTATGGTAGACAGATTAATATACATTGTGATAGTGTGACAATGCCTGGTAGAGATTTAACACAGCAAGAAGTTCAATACGGTACAGATGTTAAAAGAAACATGGTTCAAGCACATACTTACGAGGGTAATATAACAGCAACTTTCTATGCAGACAAGTATATGAGAGAAAGAACATTTATGGAGGCATGGCAAAACATATGCGTTGATCCTGTTTCACATACAGCAGGTTACTATGATGACTATGTTGGTAAAATGCATATATATCAACTAGCTGCAGATAGTGAAATTGGTAGAGATATGCCAAGTTATGCTATTGAGGCAATGGATGTTTATCCTGCTACAATAGGTGTACAAGAATTAAGTTATAGTGCAGAAGGAATTGCTAAAGTGACTGTTCAATTTGCATATAAACAATGGCGTAATTTAGGATCAGAAACTTCAGGTATAGATTTTGGTCATTCTATGCAAACAGCCGCTGATGTTAAGTCAAGAACACCTGGAATATTAGATAGATTACCACCTTCTCTAACAAGAGGTGCAAAAGGTGTGCTTAGTCAGGCACGTACAGTACTAAATCCAGTAGGAAAAATATTTAAGGGGAAAGTATTCCCACCATTTACATAATAACTATATAATAAGGAGAAAATATTATGGCACTACCTAAACTGACAACTCCAACATTTGAGTTGGAAATACCATCAACGGATGAAAAGATTAAGTATCGACCGTTTTTAGTAAAAGAAGAAAAGATACTTATGATGGCTATGGAAAGTAAGAAGAATCCTGACATAGTTCAAGCTGTGAAAGATATTGTGAGTGAGTGTACTTTCAACAAAGTAAATATGAGTGATTTGCCTATGTTTGATGTTGAATATATATTTTTACAGATAAGATCAAAGTCTGTTGGTGAAGTTTCTAAACTGAAACTATTATGCCCAGATGATGGTGTAACTTATGCTGACATAGAGTTAGATTTAAATGAGGTTAAAGTACAAGTGGGTGACGATCATACTAATAAGATTGCCTTAGATAACGGCATGGGTATGATTATGAAATATCCTACTATTGATTCATTTAAAGATAGTGGTATACAAGATATTAATGCTACAAATATGTTAGAAGTAATTAGTGGTTGTATTCAACAAATATATGAAGAAGAAGGTAAGAAGACATATGATCCTAAAGATCAGACACAAAAAGAGTTGACTGATTTTATTGAACAGTTGACTACTAAACAGTTTCAAAATGTTCAAAGCTTCTTCGATACTATGCCTAAGTTAAAACATACTGTTACGGTTAAGAACCCGAAGACTAAAAAAGAGAGTGAAATAGTATTAAGTGGACTAAACGATTTTTTCGTATAGCCCTTTCACATGATAGTTTAGAGAATTATTATAGTACAAACTTCTCTCTAATGCAACATCATAACTATTCTCTTTCAGACTTAGAGAATATGCTACCTTGGGAAAGGGAAATATATGTAGATATGTTAATCACATATATTAAAGAAGAAAACGAAAAACAACAAAGAGAAAACGCAAAAGGATAATAACATGGATTTTAATAACGATGGCAAGATAAGTTTTTGGGAGATGTTCCCTTATTGGTTTGATAAATTAAGAATATTCCCAAGAGTATTCATATCTGTTTACATCTATATGTTTTATAATGTAGCAAATTGGTTTATGTTACTACCTGAGCCTAACAACGCACAAGCAGGTCTAGTATCTGTCGTAGTGGGTGCTGGGGCAGCATGGTTTGGTTTATATGTCAACTCAACAGGCAAAGGCGTTGAAACAATAAGTAGAAACGAGAGAGTTGTTAAGTCAACGAAGAAGGAACAAATAGGATAACATGGCACTAGGTACACCGTCATTAGCAGGAATGCAATCAGCCGTAGGGTTTAAATCAGACTCTAAGGCATTAGGTTCTTCTGTAAGAGCTACTAGAGATGTACAAAAGGTTCTTAAAAAAGAAGTTGCTTCACCTTTACAAGATATGTCTAAATTCTTTGCAAGTATTGATAAGAATATTATAGAGGTAGCAAAGAAAGTTGGTGAGACCACAGGTATTTCTAAATTGATGGCTAAAATCATGGGTGATGATTTAAAAATATCAAAAGCTCAAGCAGCGAGAGATAAGAAAGCAAAAAGTATAGGTAAAGCAAAATCAGGTAAAGTAGAAGCTGAAGACACAGGATCTTTTGCTAAAGATATAATTGATACTTTGAAAGAATCATTTAAAGACTTAGTACCTAAAGAATCTTTAGGTGACTTAACAAAAATATTATTACTTGCTACAGGTGCTGCAGTACTTATTAAATTTGCTGATAAGTTTAAAAAGGTTCTTGCACCAGTATTAGAGTTTCTTTTTGAAACATTGATACCAGGATTTAAAGAATTAGTTGCTACCATAAATAAAAGTCCTACTGGTTTTTTAGGTATAGGGGGAGTTGCTATATTGGCAACTACAGCAGTTTCAAGATATGGTGCTAGTGTAAGAGGTTTTTTCACAGGCATAATCAAAGGTTTAGGTAAATTAAGAGTTGATATGGCTAAAGAGTTTGCTAGAGTATTCAAAGCAATATCACCTAAAAGAATACAAACAATTGTTAAAGCAGTAGTGGCACCTTTGTCAAAAATAGGAGCATTTCTTGGCAATTTAGGTAAAACAATCGGTGGTGGGGCGAAAGCCATAGGTAAACTTATACCGTTTGTAAGTAAATTTGCAAGTATTGGTAAAACCTTTCTTAGATTCTTAGGTCCTGTTGGTCTTGTGATACAAGCATTTGTAGGACTATTTTCAGGTATAACAAGAGCAGTAGCTACATTTAAAGCAGGTGGTAGTATATTTGCTGTTATAGGTAGTTTCTTCTCTGGTATATTTGACGCTCTAATTGGTTCAGTAGTAAATCTATTGGCAGATGTATTAGGATTCATTGTTAAGAAACTAGGTTTTGAAAAACTAGGCGAGATGATAACAAATATTGATTTTACAACTGATGGAATAGGTAGAGCTATCGTAATGGTTGTTGATAAGATAAAAGGTGCATTTAATGCTATTGTTGACAATTTAAAAGGTATGGCTAATTCTATTATTAAAAAACTAAACTTAATACCAGGTGTAAATATTGCGTTGTTTGAAACAACATCAATGAAAAAAGAAAAAGAAGAAGGTACTAGAGGTAGTGAGGGTACTAACATGGCTGAAGACCTTGCCTTAAATGAACGAGCAAGATTACAAGGTAATGAGAAAAGACTGACACAAACAACAGGTACAACTGTCACTGCTATTGGTGATACGACTACTGAAAAGTTTAACTTCAAACAAGAGAAGGCTAAAGTGTTGAAGGCAGAACAAGAAAAGTTAGCAACACAAAAAGCACAAACAAGAGCATTAGGAAATATTAATGCAATAAATAACTCTAAAGGTCCTACTACTGTGAATCAAACATCGGTTCACTCTAACGGAGAACCTGCAAGTGACCACAACGATATGACAGCTAGACATTTAGCATCAGCGTATGCTTAACAATTAACAATAGAATGGATATAATATGGATTTAGACTTCGCCGCACAATTGATGAAATTATGGCCTATCTTTTTAGGTTTTATAACACTAGTGATAGTGCTTGCTAAAATGCACGCTACAATACAAGTGTTAGAGGAAAAAGTAAAAGTCGCATTTACATTAATCAATAAGTTAAATGATAAAAAGTAAACTATTCGAGGCAACATGGTTCGTATTGAGTTGGGTTATGTTAGGATCAGTATTCGTTTATGAGTATGCTAGGTGCATTACCCTTTCTGTTTTAAATGCTTTTCAGTCCATATATCGAAGATAATATTTCTATTATCACACCATTTACGAGC